ATAAATCAACAGAATCCTCCATATATACCAGAATTACTACAAACCCATCACATATTTAATAAACGATACCCCAATAATAAAGATATAAATAAAATAATTCCAATAGTTAAGCACTATGAATATTGTGAGGAAATATATAATAACCTTAAAGATAAAATAAATGAACCAATCAATGAATTCTACAATAATAAATCCTCAATGGTGTTCAACGCCATCGAACGAAATGGTTTACGAATTAATAGAGAAAAATTTGAATCGCATTTTCACCCTACCGATGGAGAATATGTCTACACGCAATTCAACTATAAAACCCTTACAGGAAGACCAAGTAATAAATTTAAGGGAGTAAATTATGCGGCACTTAATAAAGAAAATAAAAGTAGAGAAAGTTTTATTCCACGTAATGATAGCTTTGTTGAGTTTGATATTGGTGCTTATCATCCTACTTTGTTGGCTAAGTTGGTGGGTTATGATTTTGGTAATGAAGATATTCATACTTCCTTTGCGAAAATGTATGGCGTTGAATATAAAAAAGCAAAAGAACTAACATTTAAGCAACTGTATGGGGGAGTATTTGACCAATATAAAGACTTAGAGTTCTTTAAAAAAGTTCAAGTATATACTGATAATTTATGGAAGGAATTTAACGAAAAAGGTTGGATTGAGTGTCCTATTTCAAAACATCGATTTGTTAAGGAAAAGTTAGATGAAATGAAACCACAAAAACTATTAAATTATTTGCTACAAAATTTGGAGACCGCAATGAATGTTCATATATTATGGGATATAATTAAGTTATTAAAAAACAAAAAAACAAAGATAGTTTTATATACTTATGATTCATTTTTATTTGACGTAGATAAAGAAGAAGAAGGAATTTTAGAAGAAATAAAAAAGCTATTTAATAAATATAAATTACAAATAAAAACATGCTATGGAAGCAATTACGATTTTAAATAAAACACCTAATATGTATGCTGTGGACGATTTTACAGACATTACTAATCAAAATTTAGGAGATTTGAATAACAAACTATTTTGTACTTTTACAACTTTAGAGAATTTAGAAACACTCCTAAGCTCTATTACAGATAAATATAATATTATGTATAATAAGATATTTGTTTTGTATATTAAATCAAATGATGAGTATGTGTGTACTTATAATATAGATCAAGGTAATATATCAGATTTACCGGTAAATACAATTCTAGTACATAGAAAAAAAGAAACAAATACACTTTATACTATTAATGCTTTAAATGAATTAATAAAAAAATTAAATGGAGGTGTAGTTGATACTAAGTTTCCAATAACTTGGGAACATTACAAAAATTCAGTATTATTAACTCAACATGATGAGTTAAAACAACTGAAAACAAAAATTCATAAAATAATTGAACTATAGTTTGGTTGTTTTAAGAATAAGTCGTATATTAATCACAGTTATAAATTAAAAAATTAAGTTATTATGGATTTAGATGAAATCAAAAAGAAGTTAGAGTCACTTCAAACACAATCAAACTCAAATAAAGGAGGAGGAAAGTCATTATTTTGGAAGCCCTCAGTAGGTAAACAACAAGTTAGAATTGTTCCTAATAAATACAATAAATCATTCCCATTTACAGAAATGATGTTTTACTATGGTATTGGTCAAAGAGTAATGCCATCACCATTAAATTGGGGTGAAAAAGATCCTATTCAAGAATTTACAAAACAATTACGTGCTAGTGGAGATAAAGAAAATTGGTATTTAGCTAAAAAACTAGATGCTAAAACACGTATATTTGCTCCTGTTGTAGTAAGAGGTGAGGAAGCAGAGGGAGTTAAGTTATGGCAATTTGGAAAGGAAGTTTACCAAGCATTTTTAAACTTAGCAGCAGATGAAGAAATAGGAGATTATACTGAACCATCAGGAGGTAGAGATATTAAATTAACTACAGTAGGACCTGAAGTAACAGGAACTCCTTATAATAAAACAACAATCTCTCCATCAATGAGTACTTCACCAATTAGTACAGATCCATCTTTGGTTTCAAAAATATTATCTGACCAACCAGATCCAAAAAATGTATTTAAAAGACTTACTTTTGATGAAGTTAAAGCAAACTTAGAATCCTTTTTAACACCAGAAGGTGAAGGTGAAAAAGAAGGTGAAATTTCTTCAGAACCAGCTGTTCCATTTGATAGTAGTAAAAGTAATTATTCTCTTGATGGAAAAGATTCTACATCAAAAGCAGATAAATTTGATTCATTATTTGATAAAGATAATAAATCTGACGATTTACCATTTTAAATATGGCAAAAAGAAAATCGCTTACGGAGGCTGCCTCCAAAGAACTTAAATCAAAATTTGATTTAAATGCCTTTAAAGATAAAAAAGGACTAAAGCAGAATGTTAAATTTAAAGATCAGGAGTGGATTCCATTATCCTCAGCGTTTCAAGATGTTACTTCTATACCTGGTATTCCTATGGGTCATATTGTACTTCTTAGAGGTCATTCTGATACAGGTAAAACTACAGCATTATTAGAAGGAGCTGTTGAGGCACAAAAACGAGGTATATTACCTGTTTTCATTATTACAGAAATGAAATGGTCTTGGGATCATGCTAAAATGATGGGGATGGAAGTTAATGAAGTAGTTGACGAAAAAACAGGGGAAATTACTAACTATGATGGTAATTTTATTTATGTTGATAGAGAAACTATTAATTCAATTGAAGATGTAGCCGGGTTTATTTTAGATTTAATGGATGAACAAAAAAGAGGTAATTTACCTTATGATTTATTATTCCTATGGGATTCAATTGGATCAGTACCTTGTGAAATGTCAATTAAATCAAATAAAAATAATAATGAATGGAATGCAGGTGCTATGTCAACCCAATTTGGTAATAGCGTAAACCAACGTATTACATTGTCACGTAAGGAATCATCTCCATATACTAATACGCTTGTGTGTATTAATAAAGTTTGGACGTTAAAAGCAGAATCCCCAATGGGACAACCAAAATTAATGAATAAAGGTGGTTATGCTATGTGGTTTGATTCTACATTTGTTGTAACATTTGGTAATGTTATGTCAGCTGGGACTTCTAAGATTAAAGCTATTAAAGATGGTAAACAAGTTGAATTTGCTAAAAGAGTAAATGTTCAAATTGATAAAAATCACATTAATGGAATTACTACTAGGGGTAAAATTGTTATGACTCCTCATGGGTTTATCAATGATAATGATAGAGAATTGAAAAAATACAAAGAGGATAGAAAAGAAGATTGGAAAAAGATATTAGGTGGTGATGATTTTAGAGTAGTTGAAGAAGATCAGGCATACACTGATATAACATCTTTTGGAGAAGAGCCACAATAAATTTTGATACCCGGAGTATTTTTCGTATATTCCGGGTATAAAATAAAATCACATGAAACAGAAAGAATTGCAGAATCTTTTGGATAACATCCAAGAGCAAGGCCCAGAAACTGAAACTTACGAAAGAATATTATTTATAGATGGTTTAAATTTATTCTTTAGAAATTTTGCAGTATTAAATATGGTAAATCCTATGGGAGTTCATGTCGGGGGTTTAGGTGGTTTTTTTAGATCTTTAGGTGCTATGATACGTCAAATGAACCCAACTCAGGTTTATGTAATATTTGATGGGGCAGGATCAGCTAATAATAGAAAAAATATAATGCCTGAGTATAAATCAGGTAGGGATTTACAACGTATTACTAATTGGGATGCTTTTGATGATAAGGATGATGAAGATGATGCTAAAGTAGATCAAATGGTTAGAATAATTCAATATTTAAAAACATTACCTGTTAAAACAGTAAGCATTGATAAGGTAGAAGCAGATGATATTATAGCATATTTAAGTAAATCCGTTATAAATCACCCAAATGATAAATCTTTTATAGTATCTTCAGATAAAGATTTTTTACAATTAGTTGATGATAATGTTGTTGTATATCGTCCTATGGAAAAGGAATACTACACGCCTCAAACTGTAATTGATAAATACAAAATTTCACCTCACAATTTTATATTACATAAAACTTTATTAGGTGATAATTCTGATAAAATTAAAGGTGTTAAAGGTTTAGGAGAAAAAGGATTGTTAAAAAAATTCCCTGAATTACTTGATAAAGATATGAATTGGGGAGATATATTAGATATATGTGAGAATAAAATGTCTGAACATTTAGTCTATGCCCGAATAATTCATGGTAGAGATGATTTAGAAAAAAATTATAAAATAATGGATTTAAGTAATCCTATGTTAAGCAAAGGAGATAAAGAATACCTAGACGAAATAGTATCATCAGATAATCTTTCGTATTATCCGGATCAATTTATATCAATGTATAATGAGGATCAAATAGGAGGTTTAATCCGAAATCTTGAGTTTTGGGTTAAAGACTGCTTCCAAAATTTAGTTATAAAAAAATAGTTATATGACATTAACAAATCTAAACCAATATGGAACAGGATTTCAAATAAAAGTATTATCTTCTTTACTAACACATAAAGAGTTTTTAGTTAACATAAATGATATGTTAAGCGAAGAATATTTTGATAATCAAGCTCATAAATGGGTTATTAAAGAAATTTTAAAGTATTATGATAAATATCATACTACACCTTCAATGGAGATACTAGCTGTTGAATTACAAAAATGTGGGAATGAAATTCTTCAAATATCTATAAAAGAACAACTTAAAGAAGCTTATAAAACTTCTAATGATGATTTAGAATATATACAAGAAGAATTTAGTGCTTTCTGTAAAAACCAACAATTAAAAGGTGCTTTATTACAAAGTGTTGATTTATTAAAAGGAGGTGATTTTGAATCTATTCGTCTTTTAATTAATAATGCTATTAAGGCAGGACAAGATAAAAATATAGGACATGAATATACAAAAGATGTTGAATCAAGATATAGAGAAGATAGTAGAATCACTATTCCTACACCCTGGGAAAAAGTTAATCAATTACTTCAAGGCGGTCTCGGAAATGGAGATTTTGGCCTTATATTTGGTAATCCAGGAGGTGGTAAATCTTGGTCGTTAGTTGCTTTAGGGGGGCATGCTATAAAATTAGGGTATAATGTAATACATTACACATTAGAATTAGGTGAACAGTATGTAGGAAGAAGATATGATGCCTATTTTTCTAAAATTGGGGTTGATGGAATTCAAAACCACCAAGAAAAAATTCAAACTTTAATGGATGATTTAAAAGGTAATTTAATTATAAAAGAATTTCCAACAGGAAAAGCAACAATGTCTACTGTAGAATCGCATATTCAAAAAGTAAAAGACACAGGAATAGAACCAGATTTAATTATTATTGACTATGTAGACCTTCTTTCATCAAAAAGAAAAACTATCGATCGTAAAGGAGAAATTGATGATATTTATACTAGTACAAAAGGATTAGCTCGTGAATTAGATATACCGGTTTGGAGTGTTTCTCAAGTAAATAGAGCAGGAGCTAAAGATAATATTGTAGAGGGAGATAAAGCAGCTGGATCATATGATAAAATAATGATTACAGATGTCTGTATTTCTCTTTCTAGACAACGTAAAGATAAAGTAGAAGGAACTGGAAGATTCCATATTATGAAAAACAGATATGGAATGGATGGTTTAACATTTGGTGTAAAAGTTGATACATCAACTGGTCATTTTGTAGTATCAAATGAACTTTATCAAGAAGGTGAAAATGATAATGATATGGTTAATACTCCTCAAACCCAAAGTTTCGGGGGAATTGATAAGTTTGATAGGACGGAATTACAGAAGAAGTTTTTTGAAATGAATACAAAATAAAAATAAAAATGAAAAAAAAAGATATCACAAAAGAAAGAGTAGTTTATAAACCCTTCGAATACCCTGAAGCATTTGACTATTGGTTAAAACAACAACAAGCACATTGGATTCATACTGAAGTACCAATGATGTCAGATGTTAATGACTGGAAGCAAAATTTAAATAATAATGAAAAAAATATTATAGGTTCAATTTTAAAAGGATTTGCTCAAACTGAAACTGTAGTAAATGATTATTGGACAGGTTTAGTTACAAAGTGGTTTAGAAAACCTGAAATTATTGCAATGGCAACAGTTTTTGGTGCTATGGAAACTGTTCATGCTGAAGCTTATTCTTTATTAAATGAAGAATTAGGATTAGATGATTTTAGTGAATTTTTAGAAGATGAAGCTACAATGGCTAAAATAGAAGCTTTAACGGATAATGCATCTAGTTTTGGTGATGAAGTAAATTGGCATGAAAGAGCAAAATCATTAGCTATTTTTTCTGCTTTTACTGAAGGTGTAAATTTATTTTCATCTTTTGCTGTTTTGTTATCATTTAAATTAAGAAATAAATTAAAAGGAGTAGGACAAATAGTTGAATGGTCAATTAGAGATGAATCTATGCATTCTGATGCTGGTTGTTGGTTATTTAGAACACTTTTAGAAGAAAAACCAGAACTAAAAACACCAGAATTAGAAACTGCTATAAACGAAGCTGCTTTACTTTCACTAAAATTAGAAGTTGATTTTATAGAAAAAGTATATGAAGAAGGTGATTTAGAAGGTTGTAGTAAAGAAGACTTAATATCTTTTATTAAACATAGAGTAAATACAAAAATGGGAGATTTAGGTTATAGACCTATAGTTAATGGTATTGATCCAACAGCTATTGAAAGAATGAAATGGTTTGACCACTTATCGGCAGGAAAACAACATACTGACTTTTTTGCAAATAGAGTAACAAATTATAGTAAAGGAACACAGGATTGGGATGCAGGATCAATATTTTAAAAAATAAATAATGGATAATAATTTAATAGCAGATTACAGTAAATGGGAAAAGGGTAAAGATTACCCTGAATGGATGAATGAAGTAGCACTGTCTACTATATCTAAAGGATATTTAATACCAGGAGAAACACCTAAAAAAGCATACAGAAGAGTTGCTAATGCGGTTGCAGACAGACTTGAAAGACCAGATCTAGCAAGTAAATTCTTTAAATATATATGGAATGGTTGGATTGGCTTAGCAAGCCCTGTAATTTCAAATACAGGAACAGATAGAGGATTACCTATTTCATGTTTTGGAGTTGATACACCTGATTCAATTAGAGGAATAGGATTAACTAATGCTGAATTAATGAAATTAACATCATCGGGGGGTGGTGTAGGTATTAGTGTAAATAGAATTAGAGGAAGAGGTGATGAAATAAGGGGTAATGGAAAATCTGAGGGTGTAGTTCCATGGTGCAAAATATATGATTCAACTATCATAGCTACAAACCAAGGTAATGTAAGAAGAGGAGCTGCATCTGTAAACTGTAACATAAACCACCCAGATATTGAAGAATTTCTACAAATTAGAAGACCAAAAGGTGATCCTAATAGACAATGTTTAAATTTACATCAATGTGTAGTAGTTGATGATGCGTTTATGCGTAAATTAAATGATCGTGACGCTGAGTCTATGTCTTTATGGTTAGAAATACTTAAATCACGTGTAGAAACGGGTGAACCTTATATTATGTTTGAAGATAATGTTAATAAAAATAACCCTTTAGCTTATATGATGAATAATCTTCACGTTTCTATGACTAACATATGTTCTGAAATTACATTACACACAGATGAGGAACATTCATTTATTTGTTGTTTAAGTTCTTTAAATTTAGCTAAATACGATGAATGGAAAGATACAGATGTAGTTGAAACAGCTACTTATTTTTTAGATGGAATAATGGAAGAATTTATTCAAAAGACCAATGGGAAAGAAGCAATGAAACGTACCCACAAACATGCTAAAAAAGGAAGAGCATTAGGTTTAGGTATAATGGGGTGGCATACTTTTTTACAAAAGAAAGACTTACCTTTTAATTCAATATCATCAACAGCTTGGACTCATACTATAATGTCTAAAATAAGAAATGAAGCTGAAGCTGCTAGTAGACAATTAGCAGTTGAATATGGTGAACCTTTATGGTGTAAAGGAACAGGCATGAGAAATACTCATGTTTTAGCAATTGCACCAACAGTTTCAAATTCTAGAATAGCGGGTTGCTCTGCAGGAATAGAACCACAACCAGCTAATGTTTATACTTTTAATGGTGCTAAAGGAACATTTATTGTTAAAAATCCTGAGTTAGAAAAATTATTAATTGAAAAAGGAAAAAATAATAATAAAGTTTGGGACCAAATACTAGCAGATGATGGTTCTGTAATGAATATACCTTCAGATATTTTATCAGAAGAGGATAAAGATGTATTTTTAACATTTGCAGAAATTAACCAATTAGAATTAGTTAGGCAAGCAGCTATAAGACAAAAATATATTGACCAAACACAATCGTTAAATCTTTGTTTTCCCCCAACAGATTCTCCTAAATGGATTAACCAAGTCCATATGGAAGCATGGAAATTAGGCATAAAAACATTATATTATTTAAGAACTGACTCAGTAATTAAAGGGGATTTAGGATCTCGTACATCTGAGTGTGTTTCTTGCGACGGGTAGTATATTACTACATATTTATACTCAAATGTTTATATGAAAAAGTTAACAACATTGTGGTATTTATTTATAAATGAAGTAAAAAGTAGAATTACTGAAATTTTATCTGAACTTAAAGATGTAAAAAAAGCACTTAAAAATGTTATATCCCAATCTAAAGATGTAATTGATGCATCTAAAGGTAAAAAAAGAAGGGGAAGACC